CGCATATTCTGCTCTTGATTCTCAAGTAGAACTGCAGTAACTTTAGTTTTCCATTCATTGCCAATCGAAGGAAGTGCCTCGTGCTTAAGCACGGGATTCCATTTTTCAGTTAAAATATCATACGGGGTTTCATCTCGGTAACTCATTTTATTAGTATCTCCTGTGGATTAAAATTATTTAGTAAATTTAAAGTTTCTTAGCCAAACGGTCTAAGGTGTGAGTATAATTCTCGATTAGAGTGGTTGGTGTACTCGCAGCCTTGCTAAATGTCATTTCCGGAATATACTGTTCTGGAATGGCAACTCTACTGCCAAGGTAGTGATCCTTGAGGGTAAAGAGTTTAGTTTTATATTCTTCTAGGGTGCTAAACTCAATATTTTCAATGAGTGAAGCAAGTTTTTCAATCTGAGTGTCAGCAAGATCCTTGGTTTCATTTACAAAGATACCAGCGCATTCAGAGATAAGAAGTTGTTTCTTGAGAGCAATGTTCTCATTCAGAACATGGTTGAGGTCGCCTTGAAGGTTTGAGGTCTGTTCATAGAGACCATCAATTACATTGTACTTCTCGGCAGGAACATCAACATAATGCATTTCAAAGAGTTTCTTGAGACCCAAGATGAAGTTCTCAGCCAAGGTAGATTTGATACCACCTTCAACGGCTAATTGGTTATCTTGCATCCACTCTTCGACTACGTAATCTAGATAGTCATCAATTTTTTCGGTAAGGTTAACGGTGATTTCACCAAGCTTAGATTCAAAGTTTTCTTGAAGAGCTGGTGCAATCTCGTTAGCAATAGCCTTTAATTTTTGGTCAACTGCTGACTCAAAAATTGTCTTGGCTTGGATGAAGAAGTTTTCAGATACATTTACTTCGGCCAAAAGTGAACGGAGGCTATTCTCAAAATCAATTGCCTCTTGCATCTCTTCTTCGTCTTCTTCTTCTTCTGTTGCGTATTGATCATTATTTACAGCTGCCTGTGGACTACGGGAAGCCTGATTCATCTGTGCAATCCCCATTGGGGCAACAGGTTGTGCGATAAAGCTAGTAGCACCATTGGAGGCATAGCCACCTTTACCATTTGCATCATAGGTAAAGTCTTGTTGTGCACCTACGTTTTCCTTGATAATGCTCATTAAATAGTCGTTATTTGATTGTTTGCTCATGTTGATCCTTTATACCTTAGTTAATTGTGTGAGTTCAGTATTTTTCAATACTTTATGATTATTTCTTTGTTGGTTTAAAATAGTCAGCAATAGTTTGTGCTATTGAAGCTTTTGGTGCCAGAGGAATAGTTGCTTGACCAAGATTTTTATAAAAATTACTAACGTTTGACATACTTCTAACACCCTCTTGTTGAGCGTTTCTATTAGCTACTGCTAAATCAACCAGACCCATAGCACGATCCGCAGCAAGTTCAAGAGTATTTGCTGCAATTCTTGCTGAACCTGCACCAGGAAGTCCTTTACCCATATTTAATGTTGCATCTATAGTCAATTGTCCAGCTTCTGCTGCTTCTTGTCCTACTTTATTATTCTTTCCCATTACATTCGGGTCTACACCTGGATAAATTTTCTTTGTTCCTTTTGATTTAACCGAACCAGACTTTGGTGTACCTGGCTTCTTTTTGAATACTTCTGAGACTGATGGCGATAGACCAACAGATGGAGACGAACCACCAAAGCCAGATGCTTCCGAAATATAAGATAAAAGTTTTAAAGTTGAATATCTCATATACTTTTTAAGAATTTCTTGAATACGTGAATCATATTCTTTTCAAGATTTCGGCTTGAACTTTTCTTGATTGTCTGATGATAGGACTCAATGACTTGTGGTTGAAGAATACCATTTTCCCATACCCATTCTTTACCTTCCATGATTCCGTTTACAAAAGCATTTGGGGCAGAAGGATCGGCAACAATATCAATGGCTGCTAACATGAAATCTTCTTGAACTTCTTGATAACCACCACGTGATTTGAGCGAACCCATACCACGGCTAGATACACCAAGTTTAGCTCCTTCTGCAATGAGGTTTTTAACAATATCACCCATTGGGGTTTTAAGAACCTTTGCACGACCAATGATATCTCTACCAGATTCATTGAGTGATTTGACCATGTGTGATACACGATCAAGATTTACCGTTGGACCAGTTGGATGGTTTAATTCACCCAATGCACGACCCTTATCGACATATTCACGAATATATCGACGGCACTCTTTGATTAAAGTTGGGGTAGGATATACGCGACCATTACGGTTCTGTACTTCACTTTGAAGAAATACTCCTTCAATGTAATAATCCTTACCACCGTCTTTATTGCTTTCCTCAATGTATTTTACATCTTCTACTAATTCGGTGATAAGTTTCATGTTTAGTACGCTCCGTAACTACGAGCTTGGTTGTCACTCGGGAAATCTATTGGCATTTCTTCGCCTTCTTCAGTTTCCTCTTCTTCGGTATCTTCTTCTGTTTCTTCTTCTTCGCCCTCTAGTTCTTCTTCAGTCTCATCTGCTTCGGAAAGGGTGAACATAGTCTTAGAAACATCTTGATACTCTTCTTCAAGACGAACAGATAATTTTTCAAGTAAAACTTGATTAACTATTTGACGAAAATCTACTGCGTTTTCGTTAACGATTGATTCAATCAGGGCTGGTTTAAGATCATTTTCAGAAATATTTAGAATAGATGCATTTTTAAATTGCATTTTTATATTTTTTTGTGCTTCTGTGTGGGTAATAGTTTCTATCAATTGCTTAATGTCATCGTTGACATCTACAGTCTTATCTACTGGTTCTTTGACAATAGATTCAAAAATTTTGATAGATAAATTCTTACAAATTTCTTGTTTTCTGGTTTCTAATTCTTGCATGAGACCTTCTGCAAACAGGTCTTCGTTTCCCTCTGAAAGTTCTCCAATAAGTTTTTGAATTCTTAGTGGGCTCATCATGTGGCGGCTGCTTCCTCTGGTGGGACTCCTGCTGCTTGTTGTTGAGCAGCAAGAACAGCTTGTTCAGCCTGTAGTTTCATGTTATCTTCTTGGATCTCCATATCCATAAACTTAATCTGTTCATCTGTAAGATGTAAAACATGTTTCTTGATATAGTTACTTGAGATATATTTTCCAACATAACTTTCAGCTATAGAAACCATTTTTAATCTTTCAGAAAGAATTTCAGCTTCTTTCAGATCCCAGAAATAATTGTCAGTATTAAATTCAAATTGGAAATAATATTTTACTGCATTCCAATCTTCTTCTGTCAATGTGCCAGTCAGCAATAGTTCAACACGTAATGTGTGTAAAAAGATTTGACTAAACTGATGTCTTAGACGCTCAATGAACTTATAGAATTTAAGTTCTTCTCTTGAGATCTCAGAAGACCTACCCATATTAAAACCACTACTAGCATCAAGTCTACTACTCGGAACATTTAGTGCCGCGAACAACTTCTTTTTGAAGTAGTCAACGTCTTCGATTTGCGACATGGCTTGTCCGCCTGGCAACACTTGGATTTCTGTTCCTTTGGAGCCTTCTCGACGTGGAATCCAATAATCTTCAAGAACCGATAGAAAATTTTTATCATCTTTAATTTCTCCTGTACCCTGGTTATATACAATCTTGTTTCTGAATCGTGACATCATATCACGAAGATATTGTTCGGCTTTTTGTTTAGGTAACTGACCAACATCGACGTAAAATGCTCTACGTTCAGGTGCACGGGCAACACGATATACCATTAAGGCATCTTCAAGTTGTCGAAGCATATTCACTGGACGAATGGCTTTGTGTAGATATCCAATTACACGTTTAGTGTTTAAATCAACCATTCCAGAGTGAACATATGAAATGGCATCTTTAGAAATTTTAATTCCTTGATTTGGAGTTGTAATGTAAGAATCTTTATCTGTATTGGAATATAGATAAAACTCTTCAATATTTTTAATTAAAGCAACAGTACCAGCAGCCACATTTGCTGGTTCTTTTTCTATATTTTTAATTTTCTTAGTTTTTAATGGATCTAAAGGAATCAATTCCTTGATACCTTCTTTTGGATTCTTTTCGTCAATAATAATATAATAAAATAATTTACCATCGACGTACCAACGTCTAAAAACTTCATACGCTTTAGCATTAAAATCAAGCATCTTTAGAATGCGATCAAAGCTATTATGTATTTTACGTTTTACTTGGTCTGATAACGGAACAGTCGTAAGATCTAATTTAATAGGTTTACGATCTGTACCCCAGACAATAGATGCGTTTACAATCTCATCAACAGCCGCATCTACCTCTGGGTAGAGTGACATATTTCTGTATTGAACGATATTTGCATTTTCGTCTTTAAGAGTTGTAGAATAGTCTATGTATGTACCGAATACACCACCGGCTTCTACTGCTACAGTACCGTCAAAGTCTTCTGTAGCAACTAATCGCTTCGGTCCCATCATTACATCTGGGGACTCTTCCGGGCGTTTCTTTCCAAATTCAAATCCAAAAAATTCTATAGCCATGTTGATCTTTCACAATATTTAGGTACAATTAAATCAAGATTTATTTTTATGCTTGGGTATCAGCACCAGTAATTACAATATCATCGTATAACATAACAACTGAAAAAGTATTCAAAAAATTTCTATTAGTCATATTATGATCAATGGCACTGACAGTTTTTGGCCAGCAACCATTCATAGTAAAAGTTTTTATAGGCTCACCATCTAAATCTAAATGCTGAATTTGCCAACTTTGTTTATAATTAGTAAATGATGGTTCTTGTGCGGCACTATTATTAGTTACATGATTATTGATACTATTATGCCACTTTGAAAATTCTTTCCACAGATTGGAATTGGAACCAAAAGAACCATCTATATCATCATATACAGATATTTGCCATGGAGCATATTGTCTGTCACCAGGAATATGTACTTTTCTACCATACCCATGTAATTCTAATGTTATGTTTGTGATAGGTGGAATAAAAGTTGATCTTATATGAAATGGTTTGGAAGTCATTATGGTAGTGGTACCACCACCAGATGCTATACCAATACCCCCGCTCACCAAAAATCGGTTTGCGCGAGTACCTCCAGCAAATGCCTCTTTAAATGATGTTAGATTCATGTTCCTATACCTTCAGTAATATCATAATAATCATAGACAAATGTTACACTAAATGAAACTAAACTACCACCTTCACCCATATCTAAACCAATTTGACCTACTTCAGATGGCCATGCGTGTTTTAAGTTTATTGTTCTTAAATTTGTATGACCGGTAGTTGTAGCACCACCACCAGAACTAGGATCTCTTAATTGATTAAAAGTAATTTCTTTTAAATTTGTACCATTAGCATACGTTGTATCATCAACAGTATTTTTTGTATGTGAACTTAATAAATCAGCCCATTGTTGAAATGCTAACCATGATGCATTAGTTCCAGTATCATCAATAAAAGTAACAGTCCATGGTTTATAGTCTCGGTCCCCAGCATAATGTGCTACACGTCCACGGTATGGTATTGAAATACTACCTAATTCTGCTTCTGGTAATTTTGCTGCAGTTGCATGATAGACTGAAGTTGCAGGTGCATTATCAATACCGGCTGGCCAATCAATTATAACATTAAATCTATTGGCGCGCGTTCCACCCTTAAATCCATCTTTAAAATCTGAAATTGTATTAATAGACATTTAAGACCCTTTAGTTTACTCGGATGCACTGACTGTTAGTGTATACCCAGTAAGGTTTGAAACACCGTTGATTGTTGATCCAAATGATGCTTGTCTTGGATAGAACGTAACGTCTACAGTTATTAAAGTATCATTGGTGGTAACCGGATTTACTACTACTGTTGTATTATCTGTAAATAATGAAGCATTTAATGCAGAATTATTGTTAATTTGATTTTTAATATCATTAACTATTGTTGCACGAACACCGCTATCATTAGGTAAATTTCTTGTTACAAAATCATCTAAAATATCTTGTGTAAGTTTTGTGATTACACGTTTCATTGACGTGACACCAATTCTATCTTCTATCGTACTTTGTAGTGAGGTTGCCCCAACTAAATCTGTAGACAAAATGAATCCCTCAGTTCCTTGAACATAGAAATTAACACGTTTTGCTCTTAAGTCACTAGCAATAGTACTAGGGTTAACAATTGTTGGTGTTATACTCTCCT